TTATTTGTATCTGCTTTTCATAAATAGAAAGCAGGTTACTTTTTACTTGTCTAACCTCTCCATCCTGTCCCAACTCCCTACCGACTCCGACTCCCGGATCAGCAGGTATTGAGACTATGGAAATTTCATAAGGTTCCCAACTTTTTGCTATATAACAAGGTCCTGTAAATCTTCCATCACTGCTTTTTTTATTCACTGCGACTTCTTCCCATGAGTTGACTATGTAACCTACAGACACACCTTTTAGCGTTCCCGATTTGACCTTTTCGAATATCTTGTTGCTTTCCTCATCGTCATCAAATTCAACAACTGCATATCCTCGTTCATTTTCAACCCATGCCTTTACGATTTTTCCTATAACCGCATTCCGCTGATGATTAAATAATAAAACCCCGATATCATTCAGCCTTTTCAAGTCGACCGAACTTTCGGAGTGTTCTAATATTTCAGTAGCATCGTACCACCTTGTATATGGTTCTTCAGATGAAAAGCTTATCTCAACTTTTCTTTCATTCCCTTCGCCTTCTAAGGTTCTTATAGCATTTACAGGTAGCTCTCTTTGTAATTTATTATTACTCAACCGCTGTATATTCTTCTTTTTGTCCATAAATTATTCCCTTCAAATCAATTCCATTTTCCTCTCCGTATCTAATAACAGCAGCCATATCATCAATTTGCTCTTTCCAATCCCTGCCGTTTTCAGCTGCTATTTGCTGGAAAGTTCTTTGACCCGACCTTAAGCCTACCATGATTGCATTAGCTTCTTTTGCAGGGTCAATCCAGCGTTTTGGAGCATGTATCCACTCATGCTTAAAGTAAGAGTCCTTATTTTCCCAAAAATCCCTTATTTTAAGCTTTCCTGCAAGGACTGCCGAGATTATAAAAGTCTCATATACTTCGTCCATAATCTCTTCTATAAGCTCCCTATCCTCTGCATAAGTAAGATTGTCTTCTATAAGCCCCTGTCTTGCGGATGAGTAATTTGTTTGGCTCATATCTCTTGTTGTAGCTTCATAACTAAGCCCTTGCCCTGCTCCCATAAGTTGCTGCTGCAATTTAACAAATTGAGTGGCATCCGATGCTTGACCGTTAGGATTGACCGTATAAACATCATCACCTTGATCCAAATATTGAATTATTCCGGGTGATAATCTTTTTCCGTTATATCCATCCGGATTATCATTTGATACTTGTGAAGTTCTTCCAAGTCCCGTCGGGTTGTTCTTTTTTATGAATACTGACAAGCAAGCCGCTATTCGCTCCTTTACTGATACAGCGGTCATAAATTCTTGAACATCCCTTATCCTTGAGATCGTAGGACTCATATCTGACATTTCCCTTATCTGTGAAGGTCTGTTTTTGCTGAAAATATAAATCATGTCAGTTGCTCGCACAAATTTAGCTTTATTTTCTGTAAAACCATCAAGGCTATACTGTCTAATCCAGTATCCTACCGGTGTAGCATTTTGATTGACTTCTACTCCATCTATGACCTTGTTATCTTTATATTGCGGTGCCACTTGGTCTCTAGCAAGTTCATCAACTTCAAGGCATTGAAGCTTAAAGGGAAGTATTCCTCCATCTGTATAGCATTTATATATCAGCACCCCACCATCAACTCTCTTTCTCCGTTCTGCCATTCTAAGAATTTGATTAAAATTCTGTGTTTTAGTTAAATCACAGTTTTTTCTTTTTACCCATAGCCGCCATAGTTCCTCTATTTGCTCGTTAAGTGTTTCGTTAGAAGTTCTAGCTTGTAAAGTAAAACCCTCGCCTACAACATTTCTGTTATAAGCACTAACAACAGAGTTCATCATGTCAGAGTTTCTTTCAAGGTCTCTCGCTCTTGCCCTTACCGTGTCTCTTGACCAAGTGTCAGTTAGTTGCGCTGACACATTGCTTGCGTTCCACGACCTGTTTAACCTGCTACTATCTCCTCCGTCATAAGCTTCTCTTAGTTCCTTAAGCCCTAACCTGTAAGCCTCACGTTTATAAGCAAGACTGGGAAATATTCCGGCTATGAGATTATCTAACCATCTCATATTTACCTCCTGTCAAAAAAGGCTACAAAAGCATTGTCAAATAAGTCACTTACCGTATCGCTTTCAGCAAGCAACTCTTTTCTTAAATTCCTAAGCGTATTCAGATCCGCCCTTGTTAGTGTCCTGGAACCAATCCTATAGCTCTGCCCACCTTTTAGTATTGTTGATATTGCTTCATCTATTTCTTTAAGTCTTTCTTCCTTAGTTGCCGACATTGTCCCTCCTTATATCCAATCATCATTAGCTTTAATCCAGTCTTCTTCTGTGTTTTTTACCTTCTGTACAGGTTGTTCAACTACTTTTTCAGTGTCCAGATTGTCTAAATGCAATGTTCTTACCTGCATTAAATCTGCTGCCGCAAAGGCATATACTTCAGTATCAAGATAATGATTATCAGCATGACTGCTTTTAACTACCCATTTACTTGTTACCTTGCCATTTGCACTTTTCACACTAACCTTATGTTCAGCCGTTACCTGTTCAGCATATATATCATCTATGTCATTATGAACCATCCATGAGCCTGTACCGTTTTCCCTTTTCATTCTGCCGGCTATGGAGTCTTTGTATTTATCAGTATCTACTAAGACAAGCCGCATGCCTTGAGCACTCGAATAAGCCTTATTTACTACTGATATACGATAATATGCTCCTTGAAATTGAGTGGATGAGCCCTTAACCGGCAATGCCCATTCCTCATTGTTAGCACAAAACTCATATACTGAATCAGTATCATTTCCGGAATCTATCAAAGCAAGGGCTACTAAATAACCGCTGCCATCTGCCTTCTTGTATTCCCTATTCATAACCTTTTCCACTTCTGCCCAGTTATGGAGCTGTCCGTGTGCTATGTTCTGACTTGTCAGATAATCGCCCCATGCTCTTATGGAGTAGTAAACACTTGTTTCCTGTACGTCCACGCCACCAGTCAAAAGCTTAGCCCAACCAGGAACCACTAAAGCATCCAGTTCAGTTTGCCTTTCCCTTACAAGTTCGGCACTGGTCTTTAGCTTTGTATCTTCCCAAGCTTCCGCAAGCCATGAGTTTGTGAAGTTTTGCAGCTTGTCAGGGTCTTTATGTGCAAATAAAAACTCTTTTGCTATTTGTGAAAATCTTACAAAAGGACTGTATAAAGTATTCATCCAAAAGGCGACCCTCCTTGAATACTTGGTGTTTTGCCTTACAGTTCTCCACTCTCCGCCCTCAAGCATTTTAGGCTTGTCATAGTCCGTTATGATGCATCCGCATTTTTGACAAACATATACCGCTTCTTCCGCTCTGTCTGCATAACTCATGCCCTCCTCATCCGGGAATTTTATTTGCTTTAATACCAACTCTATATATTCATGACAATGCGGACATGGTGTAAAGTAGTGCTTTTCTATATCCGCATTTTCCTTAGCTTGCCATATATGCCCTGTTTTTAATGTCGGCGTGCTTGTTATAAAAACTTTACTGTTATGAAAAGTCTTTGTTCTTTCTCTAGCAAGTGATATCGGATCAGCTTCTTTCTTAGATGCTCCTGGATACTTGTCAACCTCATCAAGAAAAAGGTATTTAATTGGTTTACTCGCCAAGCTTGATGGAGAGTTTGAGCCTACAAGACTTAAATACATTCCCTCAAACTGATATTCCAGCTTTGATGATTCACTTTCCTTATACCTCATCTTCAAAGTCGGAGTCGATAAAAGCATCGGTTTCAACCTGTTATCAGATATAGATTCGGCAAGCTTATCAGTAGGATATACAACCATAGTCGGTGCTGGATCTTGCTGTATTACATAACCGACCATATTTTGAAGTGCCTCAGTTCCTCCAACTTGCGTGGGTTTAACAAATATTATTTCTTCAGTTTCATAGTTGTTAAACTCATTCATTATGTCCCTAAGGTATGGAACATAGTCGGTTCTCCATGGTCCCGGAATTGCCGTAACTTTTGAGTCCAGTAATCTGTATTTATCAGCCCATTCTGATACCGTTATATTTTCAGGAGGTTTTAAGTATTCAAGGGCAGCTCTTTGGTAGGAAGTACAATTATATTTATGCACTTGACCTTTTGCCACGCTTTTTCACCTCTTCCGACTCTCCTGCAACAACAAAATCTTCAAGCTTTTTACTGATGTCTGTATTAAGTTCCTTTTCTAAAGCCCTTGTTTGCGTAGGACTACAATAAGCCCCTACCCTTGCGGATATTCTGCTTGGCAATGACAAAGCAAACTTCTTAAACTCAGTAAAGAACCGTATATAATCACTTTTAACCTCATCTATGCTTATATAATTTCCTGCTGCAATGTCAGTTTTTAGTCTATGAAGTTCGCCTTGTGATTCTTTAAGTGCTATTTCAGCCTTTAGCTTTTGCTCCTTAAGGTCTATTACCGCCTCCGTCTGACCTCTTCCATGTGCCTTATTGCTTAAATGTTCAATGTAAGCTCTTACGGTCTCATCAAGTGTATACATGAACTTGCCTTTTACTCTTACACCCGGCAAAATCCCGTCCTTTGTAAGTTGTTGTATTCTTCGAGGGTCTAGACCAAATAGTTCAGCGACAACTTTGGTCGGATACAGCCCTTTTATCATTTCATCTATTGAATTATTTTCTTTTTTAACCATATCTGACCACTCCTTTCATGTACTCTGGCAGTCCTGACACCATGTCAAGCGAAACGAAATCTAATATTTTTTTTAATTTTTTACAGCCAAAAACCGCACCTTCCTCGCCCCGCACCTCACCCACGCCCTAGGAAGTACCTTAGACATTTTCAAACAATTGTTTTGCTTTAATTTTTGTAATAAAAAAGACCATATACAAATGTATACAGCCTTTTTATTATTGTTATTCTGCTTCTATTATTTCCATAAGTGCATCTTGCAACACTTGTGAAAAGTTTATATTCTGTGCTATTGCCACTTCATTCATCCATTCAGGAATAGTAAGTGTTTTCTTAACAGCTTTGTTGTTGTGCATACGTCTGTATGTATCAATATCGCCAACAACATAAGATGCAAAGGATTTATTATTAATTTCTATATCTGATATACTTGAGGGTTTCGGAATAGGTTTTCCGTCCTTATCATAGCGATACAATACCATCGATAAAACATCCTGAGCATTTAAGATTGCGTCATCAATATCATCACCGCAAGTATAACAGCCTTCCAAATCCTTAAATTCTACAGAATACATTCCGCCATCCTCTTCAGTAAATACCGCAGGATAAACATATTTCTTCATATCTAACCTCCTTAATTCGGGGAAACTATTATGTTTTACGCAAGGGCTTTATTTAAGCCCTGCGTCTTTCAGTATTGATAAAGCCGTTCCTTTGGGAACTTCTTTATTGTGCCTAGGCACCGGGAAGGTTTTTCCTGTTATAGGGCTAAACCATTCATCATGCCTGCCACCGTGTCCTACTAAAGAACAACCATTTTTCTTTAGTAGTCTTACCAATTCTGAACCTTTCATAATTGTTTCCCCCTTTCCTTAACTTCTGAATATATTATAACACGTATCAATACGTATGTCAAGGGTTTTATAAAATATTTTAGAGGTTGTTATATTTATTTTTACTGTTTCAGCAAACAAAAAAGACAGCCTGCTGACT